ATCCCGGCATGGCCCGATAGGTGTTCGTGATCTGATCCCATTTGCGATGGAGTGTCGCGGAATACAGAAACGGCTGCACCCCCTCGCTATGCTGCGTGACCACCCGGTGGAACACCGTCGCCGCGCTATGGAATTGGAAATCGGCCGAGACATAGCCGACGCGCAAGGGACGATCCGGCGTTCGGTCGCTGAGCGGAGGACGACGACGGGCATAGGAGGCTGCCCCATGACGCGCCCACCAGATCGCCCGTTCCCGCGCCGCCGCCTCTGGAGTCGTCTCCGGTAAGGCATCGAGGATCATGATGATCCGGTTGCGGGCTTCCGCATAATCCGGATCCAGCTTCAACGCCTTGCGGAAACACGCGACCGCCTCGTCCATCCTGCCCTGATATTGGAGGCAGCTCCCCAGCGCGTCATACGTCAGGGCTTTCGTCATCCCCTGCCGCATCAGCGTGCGGATGATGGGTTCGCAGGCGTCGTAATCCCCTTTGTCGTACAGGAGTTGCGCCCGCCAGATGTTATGCAGGAGCTTCTGCGTAATCTTCGGACCGTTCCGGTCCTTGGGCATCCACGACGATGTCTTCATGCCAGCCGTGTCTGATGGAGTTTCCGCGCCAGGTCAATCGAGAGTCCGCGCCGATGCTGCTCCGCGAAGTCCTGCATCGACCGCTGCGCCACCTGCACGTCCGTCTGCGTATAGGCCGGGAACGTCACGATGCTCACTTCGCTAACCCGCATGTCCAGCACCGTCCGCAGCGGCATGGCCTCGTCGTCATAGTTCCAGTCGTCTTCGATGGTGCGGAAGGCGAAGGACATGCCCGACACATCCCCGCGCCGCACCGCGCCGAAGATGTCCCGCGCGTAACTGATCTCGGGATCGGGTTCGATCGTCACGCGCAACCCGGTGGCGTCTTTCTGCATCTGCAGCGTGCCCGCGCGCAACCGTCCGATGACCTTGGCGGAGTCGTGATTCACCAACGCACGGACGTCGAGGGCTTCCTTGAACGTGCGGTCAATCGCTTCTGGGGCGATGATTTCCTGAAAGCCGCCGAGATTCTGGCTTCGGGCGTTGAAGACGATGGCATACCCCCGCAGTCGACGGCTGTCGATCGCGTCCACGCGGCATTCCACGAAAGCCCGTCGTTCGTTGGATTCCATTACGCAGCCTCTTTCATGATGTGATCCGCCAATGCGTCCGCGCGTTCCGCTTCCCACCGCCTGAGCACCCGTTCCAGGGCCGGCGCGAGGCTCTCGATGTCCGCGTCCTGAATCACGCCCTGCAACTGCCGTGAGGACTCACTGACATGCGCGAGCACGATCCCGTCGAGCACGCGATCCACGGACGCCTCGGACCCGAGCGCGATCAGCATCGCGCGGACGGAGGGCTTGAGGGCCACGCGGCAGAAGTCCTCATGGATCGGGTAGAACGTCTGTACCCACGCCACGAGCTTCTCCGGTGACCCTTGGGCCTTCCGAGCGCGTTCGGTTTCCTTCGCAATCAAGCGATTGGCTGCATCCACGAGGGTGCCGCGAATGGCCTGCTGTGTCGCACTCAGACGGGCTTCCAACTGCTGACGCACGGCCGCCTGTCCCGCGATGGCATCATCCGACGCCGACAGCAGGTCGCGCTGGCTGTCTCGCGTCCCTTCCAGTGTGCCGATGGCGGTTCTGGCCTGGAGCAGTGACGCTGTGGTGGCGGTGAGTTCCTGACTCAGACTGGCGATCTGTCCACGGAGTTCCGCCACGGTGGCTTGGTTGACCTCATCTGCGTGCGCGCGAGCCTCCACTAGCCCTTGGCCTTCAGATTCCAGTGCGGCGATACGCTCCATCGCACGGCACGTGTCCGCCTGCGCCGTCACGACGTCGAGGCCCACCCCTTCGCACTGCTGCCGTAACGCCTCGCGATCCGCTTCAGCCTGTTCTGCTCGCGACAGCGCCACGATCCGTGCGTCGTCAATGTCGGTTTTCTCTCCACAGACGCGCTTATAGTCCGCCTCGATCATCGCGACGTTGTCCGTGGCCTCCACTAGATAACGCTGCGCGTTGGCGAGGTCCGTGCCCAACGATGTCGCCTGCGCCGTCACGCGGTCCAGTTCCCGTTGTACGTCGGCGGCGCGTGCCTCGGCCTGCTGGCCCTCTCGCTGCGCCACGGTGATGTCGAGGCTCAGTCCTTCAATCTGACGCTGATGCTCCGCCGTCTCTAACGCTCGTGACGCCACCACTGTGTCCAGGTCGGCCTGCAGATGCGCCAGCTCCGCCCGCACGGTTGCCAGTTCAGAGGCAACAATGTCCTTGGCGTCTTCCGCTTCTTGCGCGCACCGTCTGGCGGTATCACGCGCCTCCGTCAGCAGTTCGATCTCGCGTCCGTTGGTGGCAGCTGGTGCTGCAGCCGGTTCTGGTGGTGGCCGCTTCGCCTGGATGGCTTTCGCCTGTTTCTCTTCGATGTCCGCAGCGAACCACGCCTCCACTTGATGCACCGGGATCTGGTTCAAGGGCACGAACGACAAGTCGCCGCCCTTAATCGGGTTCAGGTTCTCACTGTCCCGCATCTCGTTCGGCGTAATCGCGCCGGCCATGAACTGCCGCGAGTAGGCTTCCCACCGCATCTGGGAATCCGCTCGCAGAAAGCCCTTGGCGTCATGCTCGAAGAACTGGATGTTGCGCTCAGACGACGGAACCAGCTTCAGGAACAGTTCCTGTTCCCAGATTTTGAGCCACGGCAGCAGGGTATTCGTGTAGTAGTCGATGGACTGCTGCTCGATATTGCTATGCGTCGATCCGGAGAGATCCCCCAACTTGTGCGGCGGCAGATTAAACCACCGCGCAATCTCCGTCACTTGAAACTTGCGCGTTTCCAGGAACTGCGCTTGATCGGGCTGGATATTCATCCGCTCGTACTTCGCGCCGTTGTAGAGCGCCAGGAGTTTGTGCGCCCGCTCCACTCCGCGGTGCTGGCTATTGAGCGTCGCCAGATAGTTCTTCTCACTGAGTTCTGGCGGTTTTGCACCGGGGAAGGAAATCACGCCACCGATGGCGAGGCCGTTCCCATACATCGCCGCGCCGAACTGTTCCGCCGCCATCCCGAGGCCGATGGATTCCCGCGCTTTCGCGATGGTGCCATAGCCTTGATACCCGTCCCACCCGATCCCGTGAATGTGCAGCATGTCGACGGCAGGGATGTAATCATCCGAACTGTCACGGTTCACGACGCGATAGAACAGTTCTCCGTCACGCAGCCATGGCGTCACCCGATCCGGCGTGATGTTCCAGATGGACGTCGGCCGTCCTCCCCCGTCGCGGACGATCTCGGCATACCCGTTGCCGTACAGCAACGCATGAGCCTGCATCGTCTGCCGCAGTGTCATCGAGGTTTCGCGGGGATTCGGCATGTCATGGACGAGCCGATAGAGCGGATTCCCGACGAACCGATCCTTGCCCCCATCGGGCGACCGTCGATACATGTGCAGCGGGAGGGCCGCGATGTCACTGGAGATGCAGTTGATCGCCGCCCATACGGCGGCATTGTTCATCGCCGTGGCTTCACTGACCGACACCCCCGCCGACGTCGTCGGCGCGGCGCCAAAGAACTCCCGCAAGTTCGGATCGCTGGAGTAGATCGGGCCTTGCCAGATCCCGCGTGCGGCGTCAATGAAACGAGCGAGTCGCGATGGTTTGTTCATCCTCAGAACCATTCCGCAGAGACGCCGACAGGCACCTCCGCTAGATGCCGGATGGCGAGCGCCATCGCGTTGGTCGCGGACATCACCGGATCGATCCGGCCCCGGCTCTTCTTCTTGATAAAGAGCATGTTGTCTTTCCCGTCCCGCATGTCGACGACGTTGGAGACAGCCCACGCCGTCACCGGACACCGTCGTGCATCCACCTCGCCCGCCAGGACATCCGCCTGCATCCGAAGACACGCCGAACTCAGGCCAGCGAAGGTCTGTGGCACGGCGAGCACGGCTGTCTCGGCAAAGCCGTCCAGACTGATCAGGTGTTTGATCGTCGCGTCGGCATGCCACGGGTCGAACCCGATCTGCAGGATGTCGAACTTGTCCCGCGCCTCGACAATGGCCTCACGGACGACTTCGTGATCGATCGACGTGCCAGGCACGACCGTGAGCCAGCCCTGCTCCGCCCAGACCTGATACGGCGCGCGATCTCGGTGCGCCCGATCGAGCAGGGTGTCTTCCGGCGTCCAGATCCGCTGAATCAGCCGCCACGTCGGATGACCCACGCCAGGCGGGAACAGGAACGACAGCGAACAGAGGTCGATCTTGGAGGCGAGGTCGACGCCCACGAAACACGACTCATGGAGCATGTCGTCTTCGGTCCAGTCGCCCTGGCCTTTCCGCCAGCCGTCGACGGAGAGGCAGGGATTGGAGGCATTGACCCACAGGTTCAGACGCTTCTGCTTGAACTCCGCCGCCGCGCTCGGCATCGCCTTGGCCTTGAGCGCCAGCTTCTTCATGTCATCCGGCTTGACCGAGATCCCGTAGTGCGGATTGGCCTTCTTCCAGGTGTCTTCCGACAACCAGTCATCTTCCGGATCCGCATGGGCGATACAGGCGAAGAAGCTATCGCTGGCGAAGTCATCGAACACGCCTTCCAGTACTTTGGTCGCGTATTCGTGTTGATCCCCGCAGGGGCTGATCGGATCGTCGCCGGCCGTCGTGATCTGGTAGTGCAGCGGGTTCCGCCGAGATCCTGTCGCGCTCTCCATGACGTCCATCAACCCGCGGGTCTTCATCGCGTGCAGCTCGTCGGTGATAATGCAGTGCGGGTTCAAGCCGTCCAGGGTGTCCGAGTCGGACCCGAGCGGTTCCAGTTTCGACATCGTGACGTCGTTGTGGACGTTCTTGACCTGCACCCGGAGACGTTCCTTCAGACCCGACGACGCGATCAACTGCTTGATGTCCCGGAACACCATGTCCGTCGCTTGCTTCTCTTTGGTGGCGATGCAGTACCCTTCAGAGCCCTGCTCCCCCTCAAAGAACGTGACGTAGATCGCGACGACTGCCGCCTCGAGCGATTTCCCGGTCTTGCGTGGCAGTTCGTTGTACGCCGTGGTGAACCGTCGAAACCCCTCCGCCGTCCGCCAGCCGAAGATGCATCCGAGGCGGAACTTCTGGAATTCGCTCAGTTCCAGTTTCTGCCCAGCCCATTCGCCCTTGTAGTGCTTCAGCAATTGCGCGAACGTGAAGAACTTCTCGGCCTTCTTAAGATCGAAGTGATACGCAAAGCCGTCAGACCCCTCACGCGCACGGTCCTTCAGATGCCGAGCACACGCCAGTCGGTGATACTTCCCAGCCGGCACGGCCCCAGACACCACGGATTGCGCGTAGGCGTCTACGATGTTCACGCCTTCCCTTTCGGGAGCTGCTGAGCACCGTAGTTGGGAAACCAGCGGTTCGACGGCCAGCGGGAGCCGTTCATGACTCTCATCCGAACTCCTCGAACGGATCCACGGCCTTCTGCTCCACCACGATCTCCTTGCCCATCGGGGCCAGCCGGAACCGCGTAAACCCTGCCTCGACACGCTGCATCATGCCCCGATACTGCGACAGGAGCGTGTGCGCCTTCTTCTCGACTGACTGCAGACCGCCACCGGATTCGTCCATCTGGACCGTCACCTTCGTGCCTGTCAGCCCGTCCGCCAGGATCTCGGCCAGCATCATCCGCTTCAGGACGATCGCCTCACACAGATCCCGAAACGCCGCCGCCGTCCCCGCCGTCAACGTCCGCGCCTCCAGCGCATGCGGGGCCAAGTCGTCCCAGACCTGTTTGTAGGCGTCTGGGAGGTCTTGAGGCGTGTTGACCGGCTCGAAGGGCTGATTCGGCACGGTTGACGGCACGTTGGCCGCGTTCCGCAT